TCTTGTCCACGAGCTTCTCTGAATGCAGGTATTGGTAACTCATCTACTGTTGCATATCTTTGGCTGAACTCTTGAAATGAGAACGACCTGTGCCGTAGTATCTGTCTAGCAATATCTCTGGTGGTGTCGATTTCCATTGTCACAGATACCATCTCTAAAGGAGACCAGTGTCCGTGCTTAATTAAGTATCGTACTAACTTTTCTGCTGTTTCTTCATTGTTTTGATTCGAAGGGTTTGATACCCTTGCTGCGAATGCTATATCGTTCAATACATCATCGCTAGATTTACTAACTATTCTAACTGCCACTATCTTGTAATCCTTTCGTTATAGTCTGCTTCTGTTTCATCCCACCACTCTGGTTTGTCCCTGTATTTCCAGCTAGCAAATGTTGCTTTGTCCTTGTGATAAAAGGCTCTGTAGCTGGAAATGGGATCATCGGACTTGAGTTCATCGGGCATAGCCTGTGCAAAGGTACTGAGACCGGTACTGGGTAAGCTGATATCAGGTAGCTTGAGTATGACTTCATGCACTGACTTATGCTCTTTGCCGTATCGGTATCGGTACTCATCGTTGAGCGCGAGACCATAGCAGAATAACCATTCGTAATTCTGTTGGGACTGTCTAGCCCATATAGTACAGGGGTGATTGTACATAGTGGGAAGATAAGGAAAGTCCCTAACAGTGTTTTTCTTTGCTTCTTTAACAACTGCCCATTCCTCTCTTGTAAGTTTTTGGGGTACATAGCCAAGGTACTTATCTATCCAGTGATTGGTACACAGCATTTGTGCTGCCTCTAAAGGCATCTTTACAATATGCTTGTCGACGTGGTATTCGGCACACTTGTCTAAATCTTCATCTAATATAAAAATATTCATAGTGTGTATTATGACACCTTGTTATTAATTTGTCAAGAATAATTTGATTACAAACTAGCATACATTTTCTAATCTTGACATTAGTCTTTCGGCTCTGTTAGGCACTTGACGATACCATAATGAGTCCCTACCTTCTTTTGCTGCTTCTACCCAATCTTCTTTGTTCAAAGCTGCATGCATATTCTTAAACTTAGATAATCGTGGTCTACCAAGGTTGAACATCATATTCACGAGAATTTCTTGAACTTCCCCAGGCCACTCGTCGAAGTAGTCCTCTCGATACAGAATTAAACACTCTCGTATGGACGTATGTAAATCTTTCATAAACACTGACTTGACTCGATCGGCGCTAACCTTCGTTCCAATATCTAATCCAAATTCCTCGTCCTCTTTTGTTATCAGATGGCCGACTCCAAAAGTAGGATATCCCAAATGGTCATTGTAAATTTCATATTTAATTCCTTCGTCTAATTGTAGCTGTTTGTATACGTTATCTTGATTCATCTGCAGTCCTCTGCTTTATTTAGCTCGCCCGTGTACTCATAAAAGTACTGACGTTCTGTTAAGAATAAAATTTTATAGTCATCTGACTTATTTCTGGAGTATTCTTCCAAATCCTCTAGTAAACACCAGTCTCCATTTGGCCACTCACACACTTCTACTAAGTCATGCTGTGACATTTCTTTGCTCCTCAATCTCAGGTGCGTCCTTCGCTTCATTACTCTCGTCCTCCCCGTAACGACCCCGCTCACGATTTCCATCACCGTTTAGCTCTGTTAGATCCTGTTGGGTTTCTTTAAAATTTCTTTCCATTACTTTTCCCTGCTTACGCCTTGTACTTTTTCGTAACTTCTCATGGCCCCTAACCCTAGCATACCCATCATTACGGGAGTGAGTGCTTCGGTGTCTACGGGGGGTAATTCTATCCATACAGAAAGTATGGGATGCACTATGACATTATATAGCAGCCCTAAGCCACAGGTCCAACCAATTGCTGGTCGCCACCCTGCTACAAACAAGGATTTATGTGCAGCTTCGACTTTGTTTACTTCTAGTTGTGCTAACTGTTGTGCGTGATGCTGTTTATCTGCTAGTGTAGCTATTTCGTGAGCTAACTTATTAGCTTGATCTTTGTCTTCTATAAATTCTGAAACTAAGCCTGATACAGGCCCAACTAACTCTTTTAGAAATCCAAGTGCCATTATATTTCCTTATAAGAACTATATAGTGAAGAAGGGACTATTAAGTCCCTTCAGTTTTACTACCAAGCTAGCGCTGATAACGTCCCCATTACTATGGCTATTGACCATATGAAATCACAGAGTATACCATCGCAGGCAATCTCTTCTAGCCTCATTTTCATCTTTTTCACTATTTCTCTCTTCCTGGGCGTTTGTGGTGCTCCGACCGTTATTAATCTATCCAGTGTAAATAAATCTGTATCGAAAAATACAGAAGCATTACTGAAACCCCAAGAGTCGTTCCATTAATCATAGTGTGTAAATAGCTCTTCGTCATTTACGTCGAGCTTCCCCACGTCCAGTAACCATTCTATTGTGTCTATGGTTCCTTCTCTTTTTCCTAGCTTAAAGCTGCTGTACATAGCTCCTGCTATTATAAAAGCTAAAAGAGCGTAAAACTCGATACCAGTCATTGAACTACTCCTGTTTTTCTTTTTGTCTTCTTGGGATTTCTAAGATATTATAGGGGAATTCGGTTGTAAAGTCAAGTATTATTTTTGAGTGACTGTTAAAAATAACACTTGACTTTGGAGGTTATTACTATTATAATTATACCTATAATGAAATAGGAAATCTATGAAATATACGAGAAGACCTTGGACACATGACGAGAGAATTACACTATCTAAGCAATACTACTCGTCTGACTGTGAAAGGCTACAACAACTGTTTCCTGACCGATCTTACAACTCCTGTGTAAAGCAGGCTAAGTATTTAAGGGATCGAGGTTGGGTATTTACAAAGAAGAGTAAGGAATAATGCCAAAGAAAAGAACAAACACAGAAGAGCTTATAGAACAGCTAGAGATGGAACTTGACGTTCCTGAGCTGGACTTCGAGAAAGATACTTACGTAGACGATGACTACGAAGATGATGGACAGCCCGATAGCTATACAGAGTATCAAGACCTTTACGAAGGCGATGACAGCTTTGGAGAACACTATTAAGGTATCGGTAAGAAACGGCAACTTAAATAGTGCCATTAGAACACTAAAACGAAATACTAAAGATACTCTCATTGAATTGAGGGAAAAGCAACATTACGAGAAGCCTAGCTCCAAAAGGAACAAAGCGAAGGCGGCAGCTCGTATACGAGAACAAAAAAGGCAAAGAGATGATAAGCGGAACAAATTTTGAATTAGTAGGTGATTTCATGGAAGCCTTTGGGCAGAAATGTGAGGAAGAACCAACACTCAGTGATTACAATACTCGAGAGCTTAGAATCTCTTTAATTGAAGAAGAGCTAGACGAATTAAAGCAAGCTATCGAAGATAAAGATGTCGTAGATATTGCAGATGCACTTACTGATTTGCTGTATGTTGTATACGGTTCTGGCCATTCTTTTGGTCTTGATTTAGACGAGTGTTTTGCCGAAGTGCATTACAGTAATATGTCTAAGCTAGAGAACGGAAAGCCTATCTATCGTGAAGATGGTAAAGTATTAAAGGGTAAGGATTACTTCCCACCAAATCTGGAGGCAGTGTTAGATGTATAAGTATTTTGTAGTAGGGGCACTTTTATTAGTGTCCACAGAAGCAGTGGCAGAACCATATATTGAGTATAAGAATGAACTTCCTTTCAAGGGAGAGAAGTCACAGGATGTAACTCATCATCTTAGGTTAGGTTATCAATTTGATAATAAAATGTATTTTGAAGCAGGTCCGATGACGGATGGTTATAGCTTTGAGACTGGTTATAAGTTTAAGATGGATAACTTAGTAATAAAAGGGAAGTTCGAAGGAGCTGACTCCGACGAGCGCGATTATATTAAAAGCAAACTCGAAACAGAGATTCGCTACACATTTTAGGAGAACGATATGAACATGAACTTGACAAAGTATTTATTTATTGAAGGCGTTATATCAGAGGCAGATCGTAAAGCAGGAGAATTTGTTTTAATTCCTACTATTACGTTTGAGTATCTAAATTATAAGGAAGATGGAATAGATTGGACACTACGTCTTTCCTGGTTGCTTGCACACTTAGAAATTACATTTAACCGTAAGGGAGTGTAATGGAAATAAGTGCTATAACCCCGTTGAGCCATACAGGTTCAACGCCTAACGCAAGACAGGATGTTGATGTTGTTACTAGCGTCAACAAAATGCCTGATGGTTCTCACAAGGTGAGCCAGGACTACTACGTTACTACTCTATATGATAAAAATGGTAGCGTACAAACTGTACAGAGAAGTTTCTCACTCGATTATACTATATAGCAAAAAGGGGCTTAACGCCCCTTTTTTTGTTCCTTAAAATCTTCTACAAGTTTTTGCAAATCTAATAGTTTTACTAAGAGTGTTGCTTTTTCAAGTGCAGAAGGGCTGTCTTCCATTATGTTTTTTATATGATAGATTAGAGAGTCTACTGACTGCTCTAGCGCCCTTAGTCTAGATTCATCACTACTCATCAAATGGTAACTCCTCCTGTACGCCATGACCTATACTAGCTTCATGCTCTGCGATAGCACCTTTGAGTATGCTCGTAATTGACATACCTACTAGCATAGCTAATGCCTCTTGGTCTAATTCCATTTTCAGGTTGGCACTACCATCCCAAAACTCTTCTACATCTGTTACTTCAATTTCCATACTAATCCCATAAGCTCCTGTAATATTTACCAAATAGGTAAAAACCTTTATCTATCGTTTCCGCTACACTTTTATCCATTTCTTCCCAATCTGCATCAGAGGAGCTTACTTCAAAAGCATATATCATGACATCAAGACACCAGTCCCAACGCTCAAAGAATAAACTCTCTGTGTCACCTCGTAATGCTTCTGGTACGTCTTCCAAGTCAACTGTCGGAGCACCGTGTGTGTCAGCTTTTAACTGCTTTAGCATTGGTACTATAATCAGTGCCAAGGTATTATCCATACTCCAAGTATCCCAAGGGTCTATCTTGATAGATACTTTACGCTCACTATCATCCTCGGGGTACGGGCCTATATATACTTCCAACTTAACTCTCCTGCTATTTCCTAATATTTATTGGGAATACACTTGGCCTCGGGACTCAAACCCGCTTGGTTTAAAGGATGTGCCTCACCAAGTGTATTATTAAAAATTAATCTTTCCACACTTTAGGGTCTGTACTCTAAAAAAGTATAGAACTTAAACCATAGAAACGAAATATCTAAACAACGCTCAACTAATGATATTGAGATAGAAGGAAGCAAGTAAACAGTCTTTTCATGTGTCCACTGATTGCTGAAACGATATACTCTTTTACTTGTCATAAACACTTCCACATTAACTCTCCTGCTATGTCAATAAAATTAAACAATATTTGTAGATTGAGTACAATTAGTACTAATCCTGCGAGGTCACATATCATCTAATAACTCCACTATTACCCAAAGTAATACTAGGTATGCTGCGACGAGTATTGACCCCGCTGCTATGTCAAATATCATTTGGATCTGA